TATTTTCTGTCACTAGTCCGGTTAACAACACAGCATTTATTTCACTCAGAATGAGAAAAATTACAATCCATCATTATTAATGCCTGCAAAATGCAGGCTTTTTTACGACATTGCCCTTTAAATTTAACTATTCCGCATAATCGTGCTGCTCACTTTGCTCCCTCTGTTTCCGAAGAAAGTGTATCATCAACCTTCTTCGTTCCTGTGGTGATATGGATGTCCACGCAGGGCTGACGAAGTAAAGCCGGGTTCTTAATTGATTGATTTAGCGGTGCTATCCAATGAAAAAGCTGTTTGTGCAGTTTTAGTGTGCAGGAAATTCGCAACTCATTGAAATTATAATAAATAATTCTATTTCAATGAGTTAGCTAAAAACGTTTAACGGACATCTACGGACGTGCACGGTCTTTTTTGTGCCCCTATCGGTGCCCCTTCTTTCAAAATGCCCCCAAATCTGCCCCCAAATCCCCCCGCTTTGCGTAGCTCCTTCCAATTTCGCAACACGCGGCTTTACGTCTGCCCCTACCATCAGCATAATCGCCACGAATCCGTTTGTAGGACTTAACCAGCGCGCGCTACTTTTTCTCCCTGCCCTATACTTTCAGTCTGACTGACTGGAGGTTTCTATGTGTGGACGTTTTGCACAAGCCCAAACTCGTGAAGAATACCTGGCCTACCTTGCCGACGAAGCCGATCGCGACATCGCATATGACCCGGAACCAATTGGACGTTACAACGTGGCGCCCGGTACCAAAGTGCTGCTGTTAAGCGAACGCGACGAACAACTGCATCTCGATCCGGTTCTGTGGTCCTACGCGCCCGGGTGGTGGCATAAAGCACCGCTGATAAACGCCCGCGTTGAGACTGCGGCCACCAGCAGAATGTTCAAGCCTCTCTGGCAGCATGGCCGGGCGATCTGTTTTGCCGATGGATGGTTCGAATGGAAAAAGGAAGGCGACAAGAAACAGCCCTACTTTATACACCGCGCCGACGGCCTGCCAATATTCATGGCAGCGATCGGCAGCACGCCATTTGAACGCGGCGATGAAGCAGAAGGTTTTCTGATTGTGACGTCCGCAGCTGATAAAGGCCTGGTCGATATCCACGACCGCCGTCCACTTGTTCTATCACCGAAAGCTGCCCGCGAATGGATGCGCCAAGACTTAGGCGGAAAGGAAGCGGAAGAGATAGCAGTCGACGGTGCAGTGCCTGCCGACAAGTTTATCTGGCACGCTGTGACGCGTGCCGTAGGCAATGTGAAAAATCAGGGGCCGGAGCTAATCAAGGCGGCGCAATAAAAGGTAAGAGCCCATGCACGTCCTAAATGAGCGAGAAGCGGCCATAATTTAGCACCATTTATATAATGATAGTGCTATTCAAGCTAGCATTTCACATGTAAAAGTTCATAAGGGAGAAGCATATAGCTATAAATGCTGGCTCTATCGAAAATTTGCGGTTACAGGTACATTTATTGATGTTTCCGCCTCCCCAACAAATCATCAAGGTGACGACATGGACGATATTAATATCAGCCTCTACGAGCTTAACACTATTGATTTATCCCCTTTAATCCAGGATAAACTGCCAGTTACCTGCTTTGATATCAAAAAGTATCTTTCGAGCTTAGGGGATGGAAGAGCGGAGATAAGACTGCTAACCCATATTTGCGGCTTTCACTTTCGTCCAGATGATCCACAGGTACCATTTGGTCCGGTCTTTCAAAGTAGTCAGGGTAGATCAGCAATTCCGGATGACATTAATATGTTGTCGCTGGAGGTACTTTCTCAATTTTGCCCGACGATAGAGCTACCCGAACTCCAAGCCCGTATTGCTGATACACTTTGGGTTCGCAAAATTGGTGGAATCCGTTTTCCTTTGATGGCAGTTCGTGCTTACTATGCGTCTAGCATGGCTATTATGAAATCGCAAGGAACGTGTGTTAGTGCTTTAGAGCGCCTAGAGCGTGCGCTTCGGCTGTGTTGTTTTTTCCGAAAGAATACAGATTTCAGGTATGAATTTGAAAAGCTTTCGGCACATTTACTAGCAGAGTATGAACGTACCAGAGGACAAGCGGATTCACCTTATCCGCTGCGACTCATGCAGCTCGCGATCGACTGTAAAGTGAGTGAGCCATCTTTTATTGCCCAAGAACTCCTGTTTCTAACAAAAAACTATCTGGCTCAAAAACTATTTTCATTTGCCGTCGACGCTTGTAAAACAGCAATCCCGGTTGCTAATAGTTGCTGTGACAGAAATAAACAATTTGAGTTCTGGCGACTTCTTGCCGATACACATCTGGAAGAGTCAAAATTCCAGGATGGCGGTATGATTTCGGCCGCCTGCATGCAGAATGCTATTGAAGCACTGGCTAATATTCCAGGAACCCGAGCAGAACGTCTTGCGCTGTATGAAGAAATGCGTGATTACCAGATCGAATCCCGTCACCAGATGGCTATCCTTCAGTCTCCACCTCAAGACATTAGTGAGATTGTCCATCAAGCCAAGAGTCGGGTAGTCGGAAGAGATTTGTTTGATATGGTTTTCAGACTTGCAATGCTGGTCAGTCGGCCAACTGGCATTGAGAGACTTAAAGCACAAGCAATAGAACAAAAGGCCAACAGCATAACTTGGATGTTTGGATCAACACATATTGATCATGAGGGAATGACTCTTGCTCGCATACCCGCAGGATTGGGGATTGATGATGCAAATGGTGCAGTTATTTGGCCTATCATGATGAAGGGAATGCGAATCGACCATGAGTTGGCAGTAGCCGGGCAAATTATTCCTGCTACGGATGAGATCACAATGAAATATCCAATCTCTGAAGCGTTTTTTCGCGATATATTCATCAATCACCCCTTTATCCCGTTTGGGCATGAAGAGTTTTTCATCAAGGGTGTGGTTTGCGGTTTCAATGGCGATTTTATGACTGCATGCCACGTGCTGATTCCACAGATCGAAAATAGTCTGAGATATGTGGCGAAAATCAAGGGTGAGGAGCCATCGCAGCTTCACGGGGATGGTTCGCAAGAGCGAAATGGACTCAAAGGATTGCTGGATAATCCACTGATTATAGAAGCTTTCGGTGTAGACATAATTGGCAACCTTCAAGCCTTACTAGTAGATAAAATCTATGGTGATTTACGTAATCAACTAGCTCACGGATATGTGCCTGCCGGTTACTACAATCAACCGCCCTGCATTTTTGTATGGTGGCTTGTCCTGCACATACTAATGAACCCTACGGTGAGATACTGGCAGGCCACTTACGGTCCAAAGAGTGAGACTCAGACTTAAAGTGAGTAAGTTAACGAAGTTGACACGTTCGGAGACATGTCCATTTAAGTTGAGAAGATTTGGTCAATAAGGTTGAGTGTTGCTGAAATCATTCGATGTCCGCTTTTGGCACAAAGCGGACTAAGACATCGGATAATTTATCGGACTCTAAGCAGATCTGAATATCTCGTCGTATATCGAGGCGACAGCATTTCTCGCTTCATCTGCCACTGCTGCTGTATGCCCTGCCCGGCAAAGTAGAGTGTTCCTTTTCCATCTTTAGCGTTCAGATGATCGAGCACCTCCATCAATTTTGCGCTACCGGCCCTCGGCGCGTTTTCATCAAATAGATTAAGCTGGGCCACACCCTGGCTGAAAAAGTCACCCAGCATAATGCCCGCTTTCTGATATCGGTGACCATCTTTCCAGATTTTGTCCAGGCACTTTACCGCAGCGTTGATGATGTCTCGGGAATCCTGAGTGGGGGTGAGAAGCTTCATGGACGCACTGTTACCGTAATATTGCTCGTTAAGCGCAAAGGGAGAGGTCTTAACGAATGCAGAGATAAAGCGGCAATACTGGTGCTCACCACGTAGCTTTTCAGCGCCACGGGCAGCATAGCTGCAAATGGCCTGCCGCATCTGCTCGTATTTGGTAATGCGTTCGCCGAATGAACGGCTGCATACAATTTCCTGCTTTGCTGGTGCGAACTCTTCCAGATCTAGGCATGGCTCGCCGCGCAACTCTCGGACCGTTCGCTCGAGTACTACGTTAAAGTGTTTACGGATAATCCACGTGCTTTGTTCAGAGAGGTCCAGAGCCGTTTTGATGCCCATGGCGTTCAGTTTCTTACTGATGCGTCTGCCGACGCCCCATACGTCCTCAACGGGTACCAGAGCCAACAATCTGCGCTGACGGTCAATATTGGACAGGTCCACTACCCCACCCGTCTGGCGCTGCCATTTCTTGGCGGCGTGGTTTGCCAGCTTGGCGAGGGTTTTCGTCTGCGCGATGCCAACCCCGACAGTCAGGTGCGTACGCTTCAGAACTGTAGCGCGGATCTCTTTGCCAAACTCCGTCAGGTCCCGGCAGTTGCGAACACCTGTCAGGTCGCAAAAAGCTTCGTCGATACTGTAAATTTCGACGCGAGGACTCATTTCCTCCAGCGTTGTCATCACCCGATTAGACATGTCAGCATAGAGTTCGTAGTTACTGCTGAAGCAAACAACCCCAGCCCGCCGGAATAGGTCCTTTTGCTTGAAGAAGGGCTCCCCCATGGTAATTCCAGCAGCTTTGGCCTCGGCGCTACGCGCTATGACGCAGCCATCATTATTCGAAAGAACAACCACCGGCCGCCCTCTCAAATCGGGCCTGAACACTGTCTCGCATGATGCGTAGAATGAATTCACATCACAGAGCGCAAACATATCAGCTGGCCGATTTAACAATGAAAGTAACTACGCCGAAAACGTCCAGCGTATCTTCGCTGCCTACCAAAATCGGACTGTAAGCACCGTTCATCGGATTGAGCTGAACAGTAGGACGCAGTTGAAGGCGTTTAACAGTAAATTCCCCATCCACAGCCGCAATGACAATGTCTCCGTGTTCAGCAGTCCGTGAGCTATCAACCACCAGCAGATCACCGTCGCTGATCCCCGCTTCTATCATCGAATCCCCTGCGGCTTTAACGAAATAAGTTGAGCTGGGATGGGAAACAAGCAACTCATTAAGATCAATACGCTGCTCTACATAATCAGCTGCGGGGCTGGGAAAACCACATTGCACCAAATCGCTGTATAGTGGGATTGCGATAATTTCTCGCAGTTCAGTAGGCCTGATAAATTCCATTACGCACACCTCAAATACTGTTTTTATATACAGTAGTTTCGTTTCTGTCAGCGCGCAATACACCTTAGTCGTAGCGACTGTTTAAAGCTTCACCGCTTCGTTTCTAAGTTTCTATCAGGCTTCGAATTATTATTTTTGTAAATTTTCCGACTGGAACCCTAGATGCACAAATTTAAGTCGGTTTGGATGCAGGGAATTTTTTATAAAGCGTACAGACAGCAACATCATAGATAATCGCTACCTGCTTCCTGTCCACCCCGTTTGCAATCAGACGCCCTGCCTGCGCCCATTGCTCCGGGGTTAACTTCGGTCGTCTGCCGCCTATGCGCCCTTTCTCCCGGGCTGCCGCCAGTCCTGCCCGGGTGCGTTCCACGATTAACTCCCTCTCCATCTCGGCCAGGGCTGACATGATGTGGAATATGAAACGCCCCATTGGGCTGGAAGTGTCGATGCTATCCGTAAGACTTTTGAAGTGGATGCCGCGCTGCCGGAGTTCGTCCACCAACAGTACCAGGTTCCGCATGCTTCGCCCGAGGCGATCCAGCTTCCACACCACCAGCGTATCGCCCTCATTCAGCGTTCGCAGAAGCTTTTTAAGCGCTGGCCGGTTCGCTACCGTCCCGCTCATTTTTTCCTCAAAAACCTGTTCACATCCTGCGCGTTCGAGAGCTTGCCGCTGAAGATCTGTGTTTTGGTCGTTTGTTGACACCCTTACGTAGCCAATTTGCATATTTTTCACCCAATATTTTCTGCAAAAAAATCAGGTGAAGTTATCGGCATGGCTGCCGCAGGGCAATCTATAAAACGTCGGTTTAGGAAGTAGCGCGACTAAGAACGTTGGAATGTCAGTGGGAAATGTAATGGAGGTGGGCGCGTTTGGGTTCGGAGGCAAAGGAAACTCATTCAACGCAGATACAGTTGCTGAAGTATGGGCAAACCTCATGGATAAAGGTTCTCGTGTATTTCGTAACAACAAAACTGTTAACTCACAAACATCTTATGCTGCATCGCTATATTTTGCAGCTGAAGATACGCATGCGATCATCAGCGTTGCTTACGGAACTGGGGTGGTGGGGGTCTTGGCAAGAAACACCTCAGGAACCTCCGCAACCTCAACCTTTAACATGCTTTACGGCACAGCCAACACGACCCGCGCCAGCGACGGTACATTGAAAGCTGCATCGCCAGTGGTGGCGATATTCTCGGATGGCTCATACCGGACGAATGACGAATCGGAGGGCTGCACTGTAACCCGTTTGGCCACCGGCCAATATCTGGTTGAAGGATGTCAGGGGCTGAACTCAGATGCAGCATGGGGCGGCATCGATGGCGGTTTTGACATCCCAACCGATCGCAACAAGCAACCGCTTATCTGGCTGGATTATGAGGTTAACGCCGATGGATCTTTACTGTTGAAAACCTATCACCGTACTCACCCTGATGCGCCAGCGTTCGCCAGGAACGAAATAGACGGCGTAAGTGACGGTGATCCGGTCGACATCCCGCGTGACCAGTTTGTGTCCGTTCGTGTCGAAATGCCTGCTGATTCTTTATACAACCAAAAAATTAGAGCAGCAGAGCTGGCCATGACTGCTGATGCGGGTGAATAAAGGTCGGTTTGGTAGACAGCAATGGTGTCATCCCATTAGAACTGGGAGGAACAGGTGCAAAGACTGCAGTTCTGCACTCTCAAACCTTGGCGCGCTGGGCTTGAGCGGAGGTACATTAACGAATGCTCTGAATATCGCAGGTATCGCTGGCAACCCTTACGCTTTTACCGTTGAAGGACTTTCAACGGTGGGTAGTGTATGGGCTCATACGGTGATGGTTAACGGTACTCCTCGCTTCAGGGCAGGTGTTGCAGGCATTGGTGGTGCCGTCTCTTACCAAATCGCAGGAAGAAATAATGGCACCGATGCATTCTCAACAATGCTGTCTGTGAAGCCAGGCTCAGTTGTTTACACTTCTGAAAATACCACTAAATCCTCCGATGGCACGCTGAAAACAGCTTCGCCGGTGGCCAGAATCGTGAAATCTCAGAACGAGAATCAGCGCACCGATATTGATGAAAATGATTTTATCTGGTGCGGCTGCGGTACTGCGAACACCGAAGCTGAAGGAATCAAAATTTCCCGGGTCGATGTTGGTGTTTATGTGCTGACAGGTTCGGCAGGCCTGGCGTCAGAGGGATGGCAGTTACTGCCGCCAATGGACCCTGTCGGCATGGGGGAACTGGGTGTAGTTGAGGCAGAGCAAACCGAAAACGGAGGACTGACTATCCGCCTGTTTAAGCGAAAATACCTGCTAGGCGATGACGGGGAGATCGTCAAAACGAAAGGGGAACCGATGGACGTGCCAGCGAACAGCTGGATCGATGTTCGCCTGGATATGCCTGATGATTCTGCCTTTAATCAGCGGATGAGTCAGGGACTTGAGCCATAGCCGCACGTTGATTCCAGATACTGTTTTGCGGCATCTCTACACGGACACTGACAAACTGATCGGCCGGAATGTCGGCCGCTTCGCCATCTGCGAGACCTTCCCGGGAGTTCCTCGCAAATATCGGTGCCGTCGAGTATTCCCGGTGGAATGTTTTCACGAGCACTGACCCGTCGGCATTTACCTCATAGTCAAGCCAGATCAGGGCCTGCCCGTTGCGATCTTTAGGAATGTCAAAACCGCCATCAATCCCCCCCCACGCCGCATCAGAGTTCATACCCATGCAGCCCTCGATCAGATACTCTCCGGCTTTCATACGAGTTACAGAACAGCCTTCTGATTCGTCATTAGTTTCAAACGAACCGTCTGCAAAAAGCTTAACTACTGGGGATGCTGCCTTAAGCGTACCGTCGCTGGCTTTCGTGGTGTTCTGCGTTGAATAAAGAGTATGCGTAGTAGAAAAACCAACGTTAGTTAG